CTGATTCAGGACGTGGTGGGGTCCGGGCGCCCCGCAAGCGCCTACTTTGTGGAGGATGAAGCGGCGAAGCTGGACGAGGCTGGCCGCCGGGCCGTCCCGCTGGGGGCTGTATGGGCCATTGCGGACGTGTTCGTACACGAGGCGACAGTGACGCACCATGCGGCCATCGTGGCGCGTGAGGCGGCACGCAGACGGTTTGTGGCGGTGACGGCGAACCTGAACCAGCGGGCGCAGCAGGGCGCGGACGTCGAAGCCTTGGCGGAGGAAGGGCTCGAGGCGCTCACGCAGGCAACTGCCGGCCTCGGATCCAGCACCCGGCCCGTGTCAGAAACCATCGACGGGACACTCGACTCGCTGGACGCGCCCGTGACCTATACGGAATCGCCGTGGGAGAACGTGAACCACTTCATTCAGGGCTGGCGGCCGGGCGCCCTGTACGTGATCGGCGCCCGCCCGTCCGTGGGGAAGACCGTCGCGGGGTTCCAGGCTGCACTGTCGTTGTGCAACCGGGGCCCGGTGGCGTTCACGTCCCTCGAGATGGGCCATGAGGAGCTCGAGCTGCGCATGGTCTCGCAGGAGGCGCGGGTGGACATGGGCCGGATCACCCGCCGGAAACTCACGAACGCGGACTGGGAACGGGTGGGGAAGGCCCGGGAACGGTGGGAGCATCTGCCGCTGTTCATTGACCCCTCGAGGGATGCGTCGATGGCGCAGGTGGCCCGGCACGCGTGGAGTGTGAAGCGCAAGCATGGGCTGGCCGCAGTTGTCGTGGATTATTTGGGCCTCATTGAGCACCCGGATTCGAGGAAGTCCGAGTATGAGGTGGTCACGGAGACGACCCGGAAGCTGAAGCTGCTGGCGCAGGCCCTCGGGGGCCGGGAGCAGAAGACCCCTCAGCTCTCGGATCTGCGCTCGAGTGGCGCGATTGAGCAGGACGCGGACGTGGTGATCCTGATGCACCGTGACCTGATGGAGTCCCCGCACGAGGCGGACATGATCGTGGCGAAGAACCGGCACGGGATCACGGGCACGGCGGAAATGGACTTCATCGGGCATAACTCGATGCTCCGGGACCGCGGCAAGCCGAGCGGGTTCTACGCATGAGGGTCTCAGTGTTCACGGTGGAGGCTCCTGCCGGGTGGCTGAACAGTAATCAGAGGTTGCACCGGATGGCTGCAGCGAAGCTCACGGCGGCGTGGCGGGACGCCGGGAAGGTGGCCGGCGTGGATGTGTCACCGTTCACCGGTCCGGTGCATGTGGTGGCGCATATCTGGAAGCCGCGTGCTGGCAGATATGACCCGAATAATCTGTGGCCCACGGTGAAAGCGTGTGTTGATGGCCTGGTGGAGGCTGGTGTGTTCGTTGATGACGATCACGTGCATGTGGTGGGCCCGGATATGCGCCATGGGGGAAAGGGCGAGCCGTGCCTGGTGTTCACGGTTACGGAACTTTTGCCGTAAAACTTCCCCAAAAGTGTGTAACTTTGGGGAACAAACTGGTAGACTGTTCCTATCAACAAAGAAGCCGCCCGGATGGTCAAAGAGCCGGGCGGCCAACACCGAAAGGTCTCTTCGGATATGACAACCATAGCAAGCCCCCGCCGCCGCGCATCATGGCGGCCCGCCCGCCGCATCACCGACTGCGTGTTCCGGGTAGCCCTCCCGGGCCGGCACCACAACCTGGACTCCGCGCTCATCCCCCTGATGACTCTCCGCGAGGTCCGGGCATGAGCGCCCCGAAACCGGCCAGCGGCGCTGACGTGGCGAAGCTGCACCGGCTCAAGCGTGAAGCGGTGACCCGGTTCGCCGACGCTGACCGGGCCTACGACGAAGCCCTCCGGGCGTTCGAAGCTGCCGTTCTCGCGAAGGACCTGGCACGCAAGGAACTCCGGTTCGTGGAGACCGTCTACGCGGAAGCGAAAGCCGGGGCCGGCGAATGAGCTGGTTCAGACGCCGCCGCCCAACCCCACCCGCACCGCCGAGGATCGCTATCGAGGATATCCGGGTCATCGCCCATTGCGGGCTCACCCTTGACGACTGGGACACGATGTCCGCGCCCGCCAAGGCGGACGTGCGCGAGGGCTTCTACCAGGCGAAGGGGTTAGGGGCATGAGCGCCGAACAGCCAGAAACATTCACCGGAGAGCGGTACGACTACGGGCGGCTGTGGCCGGATGGAACATTCAACAAGCTCGGGTGGACTGACGAAAAGATGGCCCGCCGAGAGTTCCATGAGAAGTACTACGAGTTGAAGAATGTGCCCGAGTCACTGCGCCCCATCTTCGGCCAGCGACGAGTAGTGACGAAGACGGAAACCTACCCCGCAGAAACATGCCCGGAGCCCCAGCCATGATCCGCACCGAGTACGGCGCAAGGCTAGCTAACGGGCTCCTGTATCTGCACGACTTCTCCGCCGCGTTCGTTGCCAAGTTCGTCACGGACATGTCCCCGATCACCCCCATTCACATGGTCACCCGCACGTGGGTTGATGGCGTGCACTCAGATTGGGAGCGTGCGGCGTGAGTAAGCCATTGGCGCGAGACCTAAAGGCGAGCGGCTGGTCCAAAAGCATCGACGGTCTCGGCTGGACTAAGCACGGAGCTTATTACGGCGCGTGGTCCACCGGATCTTGCGTCGGTCAATTCGAGGGCGAACGTGGCGGAGAACAGTCGATACAAATCGACATCCCACTTTCGTTGCCATCGCACGTAGTCCTTCATCTGATCAACGCCATGGCCGATGCCAGGCTCGTACTAGAGGACCCAAAATGACCGCCGCGGAACTCAACGCCTACTCCGCCGAACTCACCGAGGCAACCGCACAAGCCGAGGGCATGACCGCGCAGGCCAAACTGCGCGGCCTTGTGTTCGACTACGACGCACCGCTGCCAGACCTGCATATCCGGCAGGCGCGCAGTTGGGAACCCGCCGCGAGACACTACCGGGATCTGACACCTGACGAAAAGGAAATGAACGCATGAGCCGCGCAATATTCAAGTATGAGATCCCCGTCGATGACCAGTGGCACGACGTCCCCACGCCGCTCCCGGCGAAGATTGTTCATGTTGCATGTATCGGCGGGTTCGGAACCGTCAACGTGTGGGCGGAAGTGACACCCGATGGCACGGAGACGGCAACCCGCAAGATGCGCGTATTCGGTACCGGGTTCGACATCCCCGAAGGTGCCGTCTATGTCGGAACCGCACCCGCTGGCCCGTTTGTCTGGCACGTCTACGCTGAGGCCACTAAGTGAGCGCCCCGGACCCGCGCCTGGGTGAGATCGAGGCGAGGCTGAACAGCACCGCCCCGATCACATCCCCCGCTGACGTCGCCTACCTCCTCACCGAGCTCCGGAAGCGGGACGACGCGCTGGCGAGGGTTGAGGCGCTGCACCAGCCGGTTGATGCGGCCATGTACGCCGGTAATGGAGTCCACAAGGTGAAGGTCTGCACCGGATGCGGAACGGATGACGGTAATTGGCAGCGTTGGCCATGCCCAACAGTGAACGCCATCCGCGCCGCTGTGACTGTTGCGAAGGGGGACGGAGAATGAGGATCGACCGCTGCATAGGGTGCGGAGAGCGCGTGGACATTGCCAGCGACCACGCGCCCGGATGCACAAGGAACGTCCCAGTGAAGACCAGGGCCGAGGTAACCCCGGAAGTTTTCGAGTCGGTCAAGGCGGCGCTGTATCAAGCCGAGATCACCGGACCACGCGCTGGGGCATCACTGGACGCCTTGGCGACGGCGGCAATCACCGCTCTCACGGCTGCGGGGTTTGGGGTGGTGGCCGACGCGAAAAGGGAAGCGCTCAGGGACTCGGCGGAGGCCATTGAGAACTACGCGAAGGATGGGGCTGACGGGGATGCATCCCCGTATGAGACAGCCGCATGGCTCCGTGCTAGGGCAAGGGAAGTGAGCAATGATGAACGCGCTAATTGAGCGGCTCAAGAGTAAATACGAAGTCAAGCCCTCCGGGTGCTGGGAATGGTTCGGGGCAAAGCGAGGAGATTATGGCGTAATCCGGGTCGGAAGCCTGAAGGATGGAACGCGCCGCATGGCGCCAGCCCATCGTGTCATGTACGAGGAATCGAATGAGACAAGCGTCCCGCCAAGCCTAGAGATTGACCACCTATGCAAAAACAAGAGTTGCGTCAATCCATCCCATCTAGAGGCGGTCATGCCGCAAGTCAACAAGGTTCGCGCCGACGGATTTGCAGGCTTGAATAGCAGGAAGACGGCATGTATCAGAGGTCATGCCTTCGACCTCTTGAACACGCGGGTGACTAGTGATGGTAAGCGCAGATGCCGCGCCTGCTATGCCGTCTACCGTGCCCGTGCTGCGGCTGTGAGGGGCGAAGGGTGAGCACCTGCGAAGCTGAGGAACGCAACATGCGGGCACTCTACGAAATTGAACTCATGTGGGGATCTGGGGTCATGGACCTGGGCAAGATCAAGGGCATCCTCACCGGCCGGGACACAACCAAATGCACCGGCCACGACACACCCAACACTGCGGAACACTTAGGAACTTCTGTTAAAATTTAAGGTATGACATGTGGCGTGTGCACGGCCCCGACGAGCGACGGAATCCACCTCTGCCCCGGCTGTAGGGACAAGCTCACGGACAACCTCCGGAGGGTCGAGTCCACGGTAGAGGCGATCTGGACGGCCGCGGCCCGGCAGAACGTCGGCAACGGCTCCGTGGGCACGTCCGGGCACGCCACCCCCGCGGACCCGTCCAACTCCCGCGCCTACGACACCGGCCGGACCCTGAACGTCATCCTCACCGGCTGGGCACGGGCACTCGGCCACACCCAACCCCACGCCGTGAAAGCCGCGAACGTGCTGCTCCTGCATATTCAGGAAGTACGGGAACAGGACTGGGCACCCGTCCTGCACCAGGAACTGGCTGAGGCGCTGACGGACTGTGACCGGGCCACGGACAGGGCGGCGCCACGGATCTTCGCCGGGATCTGCCCCACCGTCGAGGCTGGGATCGAATGCGGGACCCCCGTCTACACCCCCGAAGGCCGGACCGAAGCACGCTGCCAGACGTGCGGGGCCACGTGGGACCTCACCGACTGGCGGGAACGGGCACTCGCAGCCGCCGGCCACCACGCCGGTACCGCGACCGAACTCTCCCGGATCCTCTCCGACCCGGTCCGGGCGCTCGTGTTCCCGGTGAACAAGATCAGCGTCTGGGTGAACCGGGGGAAGCTCACCCATGTGAATGAGTGGGAAAGGTGGATGGCCGGCATCTTCAACCAGCCCCTCCCGCCCAAGCGATACCAGGTCCGGAAAGTCCGCAACCTGTGGGACCGGGCACAGGCCGAATCCGAACGACGACGTGAAAGGATAGCCGCATGAGTGAACTTGAGATCCTGCCAGTCGGCGCCGTGATCATCTCCGTGAAGACGGGCAGGACGTTGATGCGCTCCACTAGTGGATGGATACACGCGCCCTCCGGCAGTGTCTGTGTGGGCATGTGCGTGACGGAAGAGTTGTTCGCTGAAGCTGAGAAGAGAGTCGCATGACCATCACTGAGGGATTCCGCTCGGCGCCGTCCATAGTGGAATTCTTACTCTTGCGAATTGCAGAGGATGAGGCGACCGCCTCCCTCCTAGCCAAGGGTGACGCCGGACATTCGCCAATGACGCAGGTCTATACCGGCATGGAATGGGTCACGACACCCTTGACAACCGACCGGCTGCTTGCTGAGTGCAAGGCCAAGCGGGCGATCATGAAACTGCACGCGCCTGTCAGGGATGAGGGCTGGAAGAGTGGCGCCGCGCATGACTGGCAGTGGTGCGGTTCGTGCGGCTCTATTGACGACTCGCCCGAGCCCTACCCATGCGACACGCTAAAAGCCATCGCCGCCGTCTACGTTGATCACCCGGGCTACGACCCGGAGTGGGCGCGGTAATGACCTGGCCTCTTGTGCATTCCCACCCGGACCGCTGCCACTGGAAGGACTGCCCTCAAGGCTCGGCCCACCACCCTCACGACTGGATGAAGGAGGTAGGCGACGACGAGCCGGATTGGTACGAGTACCTTACTGAGAACTCGGCGCGGGAGCGGGACTCGCTGTCTTGCGGTGTCTCCTGTAATGTAGGTATTGGACAAACTGCGATACGTGACTGAGACCCACGGACGCAGGCGAAGCCCCGCAGGCTCCCATAACTGCGGGGCTTTCTTATGCCCATGGTGAGTAGCTCAGTCGGCAGAGCAATGGATTGTTAATCCATCGGCCGCAGGTTCGAGTCCTGCCTCATCAGCGGCCCCGGCATTGCGACATTCAACCGGGGAAACAGGGTGATGACCCCACCATCCGGGAAGCGCCCGTAATAGCGCTGCATGTCGATATGAGCGAGTGGTTAGCTGAGCGTCTGCAAAACGCTGCACGTTGGTTCGAGTCCAACTATCGATTCTGAGTGAACGTATCGCCGACCAACTATCGAGAACGCGGCTTCACAAGTAGCTCACCCCTCCAACACTCACACCCTTTGGAGCAGTCATGGCAGGTATGCCCATATATGAACTCACCGTCTCCCCGCGTGGAGCGATCATGAGCTACGGCAAGTTGGAAGAGAACCCAGCACGCCTCGTCAGTCTCCCGGCCAAGCCCACAGGGTTCCGCCCCAAAGAAGGGACATACGCAGCGATCGCCGCGCTAGCCGTCAGGCTCAACGAGATACAGATCCGCTCCGGGTTCTTGGACTACATCTACGCCCCTGACATCTACGCCCCTGACATCAAAACCATGGCGGCCTAACCGTCAACACGCACGGAAGGCGGTGAGAGCGTGTGCCAGCCGCCAAGACCTACACGCAGGCACAAAAAGACGCCGCCCTCGCCCTCTACGAAACCCACGGCCCCACCGCAGTAGAGAAACAACTCGGCATCCCCAAGAACACCGTCGCCGGATGGGCACGGAAAACCGGTACGCGTACGGTACGGCCTGAACGCGTACGCGCTGCGATAGAGGCGAAGGTTGCTGACGGGAAGCTCCGGCGTGTGGCCATCGTGTCCCGGCTGTATGGGCGGACGGAGAAGATCCTGGACCGCCTGGAGGCTGACAAGTATCGGTACGTGGTGGCGTTGAAGGACGACACGATCGTTGTGGACGATGTTGAGCCGCCGGCTGAGGCTGAGCGGAACCACGCGACGGCGATCGGGATCTACCTGGATAAGGCCGCGAAGCTTGAGGATTACGACAAGTCCCCGGCTGATTCGGCTGCTGCTGCGGGTTCGGTGGTGGACAAGCTCATGGAGGGCTTCACGGCGATCTACCGGGCGGGCCAATGAGTGCGATGTCGTTCAAGCAGGTCGCTTCCATTGTGGAGGCCCGGAACGTCAAGATCAGCCTGTGGGTTGGTGCCGTGTCCGCGGGGAAGACCATCGCGTCCCTGTTTGCCCTCCTCGGGGCGATCCGCGCCGCTGAGGGTACTGGCCTGATTGTGATCATGGGCAAAACCCTGCAGACGATCGAGCGGAACATTATCGCCCCGTTGCAGGATGCCCGCCTCTTCGGTGACCTCGCCGGCACGGTGGTTCACACCCGTGGTTCGAATGTTGCGCTGATCCTCGGCAAGGAAGTCGAGCTCGTCGGCGCGAACAACGTGACCGCTGAGGAGAAGATCCGCGGCTCCACCATTGAGCTCGGGTACGTGGACGAGGCGACCCTGTTGCCGATCGGGTTCTGGGAGATGCTGGTCTCCCGCCTCCGGACACCGAACGAACCGCACCTGCTGGCCACCACGAACCCGGGGTCGACCCGGCACTGGTTGCGGCTGGGG